ACAAATAATGGTGCTCTAGTTGTTACTGGAGGAGTTGGTATTGCACAAGATGTTAATGTTGGTGGAAATGTAAAAGCAGCAACATTTGAGGGTGATGGTGCTAATTTAACAAATACTGGTGCCACAATGAGCACCGCTACAACTGGAAGTGAGAGAGTTGTTCTTACGAATATTTTCTCTGGCACGATGACTGATGGTAAGACAGATCCACAATTAACATTTGATTTTGCCACTAATACACTTAATTCCACAAACTTTAATGGTAATTTATCAGGTAGTGTTTCTGGTAATGCTTCAAGTGCATCAACTGCTGCTAACTTAAGTTTCGGATCTGCTAATCAGGTTGTATTTAAGAATGGATCAAATAATGGTGCAACATCTGCTAACTTTACATTTGATGGCACTACACTATCAGGAGGTCTTGAGATTAAATTACTAGATGGTAAGAAATTATTTTTCGGTTCTAGTAATGATTTAGAAATAGTCCATGATACTGGAAATTCTGTTATAAGAGAAACTGGAGATGGAATGCTATTCTTACAAAGCGATGATTCAGTTTATATCACCAAAACTAATGGATCCACTATGATGGCACAGTTTGGTGGTTCTGGAGCAACAAGATTATTTTGGACAGGTAGCACTAATCCTAGTGTGAGACTTGAGACAACTGAAACTGGTGTGTTAACATATGGTAATCTTGAATCAAAAGGTGATGTCATAGCATTTAGTGCATCTGATATGACATTGAAGAAAGATATTTCACCAATTAAAAATGCACTTGATATGATTAACAAGTTAAGTGGTAACACATTTACTTGGAGCACTGATTTATTCACCTTACTTCCATATGAAAATGGCACAAAGGATACAGGTATACTTGCACAAGAAGTTGAAGCACTCGGATTACCTGGTGTTACAACTACAAGAGGTGATGGTGTCAAGGCAGTTCGTTATGATAGATTAATTCCAGTTTTAATTGAAGCAGTCAAAGAACTTACTGCGAAAGTTAACACTCTTGAAAACAAATAAATAACTAAAAAAAATACTGATGGCGAATATTAAGAAGAGTTTCAATTTTAGGAATGGTGTACAGGTTGATGAAGACAATCTGTTAGTAACACCTACTGGTCTGGTTGGTATCGGAACCACTGTGCCTTCTGAGGCTCTTGATGTTGTAGGTAATTTAATTGTATCTGGTGTAACAAGTACAACACTAGCACAAACGGGTGTTTTAACTGTAACAACTCTTATTCCCACAGAGATTATTGGTTCAGGTGTTAGTATATCAAGTGGTGTTATCACAAGCACAGGTGGGGGAGGAATAGTAACATTTTTTGGAGATGGTCAATATTTAGAAAATTTACCTACAACTCAATTCGTATCTTCTACAACTGGTATCGCTCTTACATCACAAAATTGTGGTATTGGAACTACAAATGCAATTAGCACTCTGCAAGTTGGTGGTGATCCAAATACACAACCAAAGGGGGTTGGTATTAGTTCTTATGGTGATATAAAAGCAACTGGAATAATCACTGCTACAGCGTTTGTTGGACCCCTTACTGGTGCAGTAACTGGTAATGTGACTGGTAATGCTGACAGTGCAACTTTGGCAAGTGCTGCAACAGTTTTACAAACAGCAAGAAATATTGGTGGTGTATCGTTTGATGGTTCTGCTGATATAACTCTACCTGGTGTTAATAGTTCTGGTAATCAGAATACATCAGGAACAGCAACTAACTTATCTGGGTCTCCAAGCATTACTGTATCTGGTGTTGATTTAAATGGTAATCTTGATGTTAGTGGAAATACAACTCTTGGTGATTCGAGTTCAGATACTTTAACAGTTAATTCAACACCAACATTTAATCAACCAATAACAGGTGCTACTGGTCAGAATAAAATACCATCATTGTATAGTGCAATGACGGATTTACCTAATCCTTCCACATATCACGGTATGTTTGCACACGTTCACGCAACAGGGAGAGGATATTTTTCACATGCAGGTGGTTGGTATGAATTAGTTAATAAAGAAACAAGTGGAGTAGTTGGTACAGGAACTGAAACATATAATGTTGGTCTTCTTGGTGTAGGTGCCAATAGTCCAGCAAATGATATTCAAGTAAGAAAAACTGGTAATGCAGAAATTCAAGTTACAAGTGAAACAGGTGTTGCTGGTCTGACTGTTGGTCGAGAAACTGGTGTTCTAGACACAAATAATGCAGAGATAAGATACGCTGCAGATAATTTAGGACAATATAGTTCAGAACAATCTCTTGATATAATAAATCATGGAACAGGTAATTTTAATTATCATTTAAGTGCAAATAATCCAAACGCTTATCAAGGAGATTTCCACTGGCATAGAGGTATCAATAATCAAAGATTAATGACTCTAACTGGAATAGGAGGATCATTAGGTGTAGGAACAACTCTTCCATCAACAGAATTAGATGTATTTGGTGATGGAACTTTTAGTGGTAATGTAAGCGTCGGAAATGATTTAACAATTGCTGGACAACTAACTGTTCCTGTAGTTAATAGTGATGTAAATGCGGTCAATATATCTGGAAATGTAAATGGAAATATTAATGCAAATGCAGGTGTCTCTACTTTCTACAACTTAAGAGCGATTGGGGTAAGCACATTTCTAACTACAAAAGTATCTACTTTAGGTATAGGAATAGATCCATCAACGCCATTGTCAGCTAATAGTTCTGAAACTGATAGATTCTTCGTTGCTGCTAATGGTGATGTTGGTATAAAAACAACAAACACACAAGGAAATTCATTATTAGTAGCTGGTTCAATAGTGGGTCAGATAATAGGTGCTGGTACAACTCAAGCATTATCAACTGTAGACTTTTCTCTTGCTGGTCAAGGATTGGGTGGAGCATTTGCTAATAAAATGTTTATGATACCACCTAAAGTTACTAGTGTTCAGAAAAGTTCTTTGGCGGGATTGACTGGTGGTGCATTCATCTATAACACTTCAGTAAACAAATTAGAAGTTTATAATGGTAGTGCTTGGACACCTTTAGAAACAAATACTGGTGGAGGAGAAGAAAATCAATTTGCTTTCTCTAATATTGCTGTTAGTGGTCAAACCACTGTAGAAGCAGATGCAAAACAAGATACCGTTACTTTTGTTGGTGGATCAAATATGACAATCACCACAAATGCAACTGGTGATGAAATCACATTTGCATCATCAGGTGGTGGTGGAGGAGGTGGAACAGTAACATCTGTTACTGGAACTGCACCTATTGAGAGTTCAGGTGGCAATACTCCAGCGATTAGTATTACTGCTGCGACTCAAAGTGCAGCAGGTTCAATGAGTGCGGCTGACAAAGTAAGACTTGACGCAATGGATGATAATGCAGCAGATGATCAAACATCCACTGAAATAAAAGCACTATTAGCTGGTGACAATTTAACAGATGCACATCTCGCTCAAAATTCTGTTGGTTCGAGTGAAATAAAAGATGGTGCAGTTGATGCTCTTCAACTTGCAAATACTTCTGTAAGTGCGGGTGCATATACAAATGCCGATATAACCGTCGATGCACAGGGTAGATTGACTGCAGCAACGAGTGGTAAGAATCATATTATTTCATCTTGGAATGTTACAGCGAGTGGTCTAAATTATCGTTTTACAGGACCAGGTAATTTAACAGGAACTCAAAATAATCCTAAACTATTTCTCGTTAGGGGACAGAAATATGAGTTTGATTTAAATGCTGGTAGCCATCCATTCCATATACGGGTATCTGATCAAGGTTCAGATTATACTAACGGGGTTACAACTGTTGGAAATAATCAAACAGGTAAAATAACATTTGATGTGCCGATGGATGCACCAAGTGTGCTTTATTATCAGTGTGATACTCATCCAAGTCAAATGATTGGCACGATTGATATTGCATCACCTCCAAAACAAATTCAAAGTTTACAAGGAACTACAGCTCAAATCAATGATAATGCTTACGCAGAACTAAATATCACTGGATATAAAGTATACTCTTTATTTAAAATCGCAAGTAATCATGATGCTTTGGTAAGAGTCTATGTAGACGATGCATCAAGAGATGCTGATACTACAAGAAGTGAAGGACAAGATCCAAATCCAGGAATTGGTTTGATTGCTGAAGCAAGAACATCTGGAGGAACAATTCTTGTTACACCTGGTGCTATGGGATTTAATAATGATAGTCCTCAAACAAATAATATTTACTTAGGAGTTACCAATCGAAGTGGTGGTTCACAACAAATTCAAGTCACATTAACTGCAATCCAAATAGGAGAATAAAAAAAGATGGCAATCACAAAGACAGTCGTTGATGTTAACAATGGACAATATGGTGCAGCAGCAGGTGGCAATAACCCTTGGACAAAATCTGATGTGCTTGATGCATTAGAGACTGTTTTTCAGACTCTTGGAATGAATGGTGGAACACAAACTAATGGTGTTCCTGTTATGGTTGAGGCTCCATCATCTTTAACATATAATTATACTGAGGAACCACCAGGTATTAATAATACAGATTTTCAGAAATGTGGTGGTACTCCTCCTGCCCTTATATCCTCTAAAACTAGATACTTTAAAGTAAGTAATAATGGTACTACTGCATATCGAATGTTAGAGGAGTTTCAATTTACTTATAATCTTGTTAGTACTTCAACTAATGAAATAACAATTACTAGACACGGATTATCAACTAATGATTTAGTTACTTACGCTGCTGGACAATCAGCTGATGCTAATAAAACAATTGGTGGATTGACTGTTAATACAGATTATTATGTCATTAAAGTTGATGATGATCGAATTAAGTTAGCACTTTCATCAGGTGGATCTGAAATATCTTTAACTCAACCTTCACAAAGTGGATTTTATCTTCAACACAAAAATGATTCAGCATATGATAATTTAACAATCAACGTCTTAATGGGAGATACAATTAATTTTGATAGCAGTGGTGCTTCTGGTGCAGGTGGTACATTTAATTTGATAAGAAATCATAATTCATATGATGCTAGTAAACTTTTATCGAGTTACGGTACTTGGCAAGCAGCACCATCAGGAAATGGAACAGCAAGCACACAATGGAACACTTATGCTTATAGTCAAACTGAATCTGAAGCACTTTACCCTGACAGAGGTCCATTAGAGACAGGAACAGATTTAGATGATACTACAGATTCACCAGCGATATACAAATACATATATGCTAATAGTACAAACTCTTCAATGAAAGGAGAGATCGTTCTTCTACCAAGCACTATAGGACAAACCACTAACTACAGGCCCTATTGGAAGTATACTGTTCCTGCTAGTGGTGGTAGGAGTGAATTAAAATTAAGAGTTTACAGAAATGTTACTGGATCAGGTGCATCAATAAGTGGAATTACTATTCATAGTATTGGATCTGGTTGGAGTGATGGGAATTCATTTGCAATACCAGGAGCTGATGTAGGTGGTATAACAGGTACAAATAATATAAATTTTGGAGTCAATGCTAACGAAACAAATCCTGGTGATGCAGATGGTAGACCCTCAATAAAGGTTGCAAATCTTGGTGCTGGTGCTAATTTTTATCAAAAAAATAGTAGTGGTAAATTTGCTATTGCAAAAGTAGTCCATGACGCTGGTAAAACATTTGGCACAACTTATTATGGTTTTGGAATGGGTGAGTCAAGTAATAATCAAATGGTGATAACCAGTGGTTCTGGATGGAGGTTTATTAATCATAAAGGAATTCATAGTACCAACACTTCGGAAACCACCATTGAATATGGTAGATACAATGGATTGCAAGGATTAGATTATCAGAGGAATACTCAATATGTTAGTAGACAAACAGGTTCATCTAGTAATTATCGCATATTAACTTATGCAAACAGCAATACACCTACGAGTTATAAACTTCAAATTAATATTTACAGAGATAATGCTGATCCTGATTTTGCTGTGATTCAATTTGTACAAACCATAGATAATAATTTTGTTCCATTTGCAACTTTCAGTATATCTAGAGGAACACAACACGGTAGTGGTATCTACGATTTAGATCACGTATTTCAAGATTCTCTCTTACATATTGATACTGTTACAAGAGGTATTAGACTGAATTATGGTAACACTCAATATGATGGGTATAGTTATGGTGTGGGTGAACCAGCAAATGATTATTCAAAAGCAAGAGCAGCATCATATGGTTATTTGAGAAATACAACTTCTCAATCTTCAAGAATTGATTTTAAAACAGAATATCGTACTAATATCAACACTTATAACTATCATACTACTAATGATGTGACAACCTATTATAGGAATGATACATTTGACCAAAATAATAATAAATCTGTAAATTCTGCTGCTAACTATTACAAACCAATTAAAGGTATTCCAGTATGTAATAATATTATGCCAGTGCCTTATTATTTACCAGATGATTTTGCAATGTTGCAAGTGGCAACGACTCCTGATCAAGTTTTCTTCAGAACTGGCGACACTGTGACTATCAGTGGTTCCGAAATTTATGAAATCATTCTTGCGTCATATGAACAACAACAAACTGGATTAGACGGTACATCTAGTGCAACAACAATTGGTACACTATTCTTAGCGAGGACAACATAGTGGCAACTAAGAATATTAATATTAATGGCACAACAGGCATTTATTCGACTCATGGCACAGTAGGGTCTGTAGTTAGTGGAACTAATTCAACAAAGAAGTCGGCATTATCAAGTGCGTATTCAGCTACATTTTCTTCACTAACAAGAGCACAAAGCAGTTCTGCTTCACCTGTTAATTATGATATAAACAATTTATCAATTCCCTCTGGTTCTCCAAAATCGCAAAGAGGAGAACTGAGAGGAAGAAGACCCAATCGTGGACTATTATATCCAAGAGGAGTTTACGGAAGATGACTATTAAAGCATCAGCATCACCAAACCCACCATTAAGTTTCAAAGATGATATTGAAGAAGAATTTGGTCCTAATCCAGGTAGAAGTTTAGGTCAATATCGTAGAGAAGATCCATCTAGAGTTTCTCAGTTTAATCCTAATGGATTATTAGTTAATTCTTCACCAGATGGCAGTTCATTATCTAATTTACCGCTAGATGTTGGAATACCTAATAATGGTGAAATTAAATTTAGTGATTTTTTTGGTAAAAAATTAAATATGGTAGTTGACTACTATAGTGGAACGCAACAAGTAAAAGAAACAGCAGGTGCAAATACTTTAGCTGCAACTTTTAGATTCAGAAATTCTCCAGCTTTAGTTAAAGTTGTAGGTGGATTCAGAAGTAAACCTAGTTCTACTGTTGTTAATAACACTTATGTTTTGACATCAACTGAATGGCAAAACGGTAAAAGAGTGTTAGTAAATGTAAATAAAACTATTGGTGGAACAAAAGATGGAGATATATCTGATGTTGCACTTAGAACTGGTACTTGGCCAAATGGTACAGAACTACAAGTAGATGTTGGAGCATCTGGAAATATACGTGGTGGAGGTGGAAATGGTGGTAACGCATCACCTGGATTGGAACTAAGTAATGGTTTTCCTGGTGGAAACGGAACAAGTGCGTTAGGAATCGAGCATCCAGCAGTTATTAATAACAATGGCATAATTAGATGTGGATTTGGTGGTGGTGGTGGAGGTAGCGGTGCTGCATGTAATCCAGACGACAAAAGCACTACTGATTATGGTCGCTCTGGAGGCGGTGGTGGTGGAGGAGCTGGTCTTCCCGCTGGAGGAGCTGGTCAAGGAGGCTCAGGAGGTTTTAATGGAAGTGCTCCCTTAAATGGAAGTCCTGGTAATGCTGGAACCTTAGATGCTGGAGGAGATGGAGGAACTGCACCCTCCGAAGGAGGTGCAAATGGTGGTCCTGGTGGAGCAGGTGGAGACATCTTTGATGTTGCTGTAGCAGGAACTACAGGAACTCAAGATAGAGCAGGTTATGGATATGATGCACCAGGAACTGGTGGACCAGCAGGGGCTAATGGCAGGGGAGTTTTATATAATAGTAATTCAGTTCAACAAAATAGTTCTTTCATAGGTAATTCTCCAGATGGAGGTTCTCAAGTTCTTGGAGTAAATTGATTTATTTGATTACTGATAAATATTATTACTATAAAAATTATTATGCTAACTGATTTTATTACGATTTATGAAAACGCTTTATCAAAAGAATATTGTGAAGAATGGATAAATTATATTAATTATTTAAGAGGGGAAGGATTAGTTATACAGGAAAATACTAAGTTGCATGAACGAGATCATGAAACTATTAATTTTTTAAATGACGATTCCTTTGATCTAAGTTCATCAGATAAATTGGTTAGGACTTTTTTACCGATGATAAAAGGTTGTGTTGATAATTATTTGGATGATTATAGTGTGTTAGGTAACTCAAATTTTTTATTATATGATGTCAAAGCAAAAAGGATTCCCATAGGAGGAGGATTTCATAGTTGGCATTATGAAAATGCTTCTTTTAATACTTCAACAAGAAGATTTGTAGTTCAGGCTTATCTCAATACCATTGAGGAAGGTGGTGAGACTGAGTTTTTATATCAAAATAAAAGAACTAAAGCAGTCCAAGGAACAGTGCTTATTTGGCCAGCAGGGTTTACACATGTCCATAGAGGTAATCCACCAATAGGACAAGATAAATATATACTTACGACTTGGGGAATGTTACAGAATTTAAATCCATGAAAACAATCTTTAAAATAGAAGAATATTTACCTGAAACTAAGCAGGTGGTTATAAGATATTGTCGGCAGCACTCACCTAAACCTATATCAGAGTATCCTGCTAAAGCTGTATCTACTGAAAAATATGATACTTCATTTGATAGTCA